CTAGAATATTAGCTCCCGCTGCTGTTAGCGCTTCTGAGTATCCCATACTATCTCCTCTCTAAGCTGCGCCTTCGCGCTGTTTCTATACCTCAGTCTTTGTATCTTTCTTCTCTCTTAGTTCTACTGCATCCTGATAATACTTCATCCACTCAGCATTCACATCAAATGTCGGATCAGCTAATGGTAATACTTGTGGATGTAGCACATCTTCCTTATCTTTAATCTCATTCAATCGTGCTCTGATTGGCTCTTTATATTGCTCAGCTACATCTTCCCTGCGTGTAAGTCTGAGCAATAGCTTTTCCAGCTTCCTAATAGCATCAAGTTTATCAAGAATACTTCCAACTAAAACAGGATCAATCTTCTTTAGTTCTTCGTCGGATTTTACACCGTTGACATACAAATAGAAATAATTCTTGATAGCCTCTCGAATTATCTCTATCTTATAGATGTACTCCTCTTCTTTTCTAAACTTCTGCTGGAGCTTTAGATCGCTCTTTATATTCTTGAGCTGCACATTCATCATTGCTCGCTCGTTCATTCTGATTTCTTTCCTAATCCTACGCGCCATCTTATCTCTATATGAAGAGAGAGGCTGCGATTCAATCTCCAATAGCTGCTTCTGTAATCGCTCGACAGCATATGCGTAAACGCGGAGCTTGTTCTTAACTACATTCGTATAATGATGTGTCAGTGTCATAAGCGCGTCAAGTCCTCTCTATATTCAAGACTATACGCTCGCGCTCCGCGCTTGTCAAGAGGCATGACGCAAAAGTTGCGCAAGGTTGGCGAGCCTTACCCCTTTGCTTTCAACCATATACCTCTTGAACCATCGTACACCCCACGCTCCGCGAACGCTCGGCTCTCTTGGGTGGCCTTCCCTTCTTATTTATAAAAAAAATTTTTAACTAATAAGAACCCCAGCTAGTTACAGCTAATTTAACGACAAATTAAATTAGCTACAGACCTGAATACAGGGGTCCGAGCGTTGTTGAGACACCCCATGTACAAGGTTTTGAGGGTCATGTGCTTGATTCGATTGGGGATCGAGTCGCCATACCTGAGCACGAATTGCGCTCAAGCCTTCGGCTATATGCGCGATCTTGCTTCAAAGCTAACTACAACTATAAGAACAGTGGATTAGACTGTTCTTATAGTCGTGGTCTGCGCTGCGCGCTAGATATCTAATAATGCAGATATTCCTTCGCGCTTGAATCGCTCGCATAGCTCAAGATTATCTGCGAGGTAATCGTGTAGCGTACGCTGTCTACCGTACTTCCGGTATTCATCGTACGCATTACGAGTGTGAGCATCTACCGTTATACCACGTGTACTATTCGCTCTGTCTATCTCAGTGAATAGATGCCGCGTATAACGTGCTGACTCAGTAACGCAAGCCTCTTGATAATCGCTGAGGCTTGCGTATTCTGAGCGTATCGGTAAACGACGTTCGCGGGCCACTAGATTCCGCCGTTCAGATCAGAGAGAATATCGCGGTACTCAGCAAGAGCACGCTTGACATACTCGTCACGCGGCAGATCAGGCTTGAATCCACCAGCTTCGGCCATATCGTACAACTTAGCCGCTTTCTCGCCGACTGATTTTGCCATCGGTGTGAAGGCATTCTTGACAGCGCGGCCAAATACCAACGCCGCCATCTGATTGTTAGAAACGCCAGCGTTGTGAATAGCCATCTTGCGAATGGCTTTCGCCTGTGCTTCTGTAACTGCGATTGGATTGATAACTTCGATTGCCATAAGGCTCCATTCTGTATCAATGTAAGACTGCTTTACAGTCTCCCTTACTTAGATATAGGTTCTTTTCATACCGTTCACATTGCCGTAGATTACACGCCATCCCTATGATCTAAGTAAGGCAGACTGTATCTCTGCCTCACGAGGATTACGCCTCGTGCCGTACGTATTGTTTTCCTATCCCGCATCTTGGGTAGGCTCGATAGAGGCCATCTGTTAGCAACTGCCTTATATACTTCCCGCGTGTCCGTAGACTACGCGCTACCTGTATAAGGTCACTCGCTCGGGTATTCCCGCTGTAGTCATTATCCGAGGTCTGCAACTGGTGCACAATACAACTAAAGTTGTATTGACAATAGCCGCACACGCGCGTACAATGCGCCGTGCACTTAGTATGTAACCAAACTGGTCACACATAGAATGTACCCTCCTCGGTTACAAATAGGGGTAGGGGTCAAAAAACGAAATTGTAACTCCTCGACAGGGGAGAACCCAAAAAAATTTTTACCAAAAACGCATTTATACTAAATATTAATTATTTACCTGCCGAAAAGCGCGTACCTGTAATAAGGTGGATCAAGAGCATGGGAGTACATGGGTGTATACGGGGCTTGACAGGGGTAGTACACTTGAGGTATGAGCATCGACCAGCGAGCACAAGAAAATACTGAGCTATATAATAAGTATATAGCTGCCAATCTCCCTACTGAAAGTTATTTCGGCTCTAAACTTGTGCAAGCTCTCGCGGAATATAGCGGACGCTTCCGAAATGAGTTTAAACTTAATGAATCCGACCCAAAATAAATACGTGCAAGCGGCTCCTGTACAGTCACAAACTACGACTGTTCCTGCCTCTAGCAACGCGCCGGGGGCCGGGCCGCAGGTGAACGCTCCGCACTGTAATCGCACTGCTGCATATACCGGCCCAAGAATGTCGAATGGTCAAAATATCACTCCGGGCGGGAATCCATCAACTCTTAATAAAGGAATGGGTCTTCGTAAAAGAGCACGGATAGAAACTGCTGCTCGCTTATGTGCGACTAATCTTTATACAGATAAGATGATAGCTGAGTTCTTACAGATTACGCCAGTTTATCTATCTGTACTTAAGACCACGAAGGAATTTCAATCAGCTTCTATAGAATGTCTTTCTGGTGTTCTATCAGAAGCCAATCAGAATATGCTCTCTTCTGTAGAAGCGCGCAGGAATGAACTTGCAGCAATGGTTCCAGCAGCCCTCCTCCAGCTTCGTAACTTAGCTCTCAGTAGAAACCAGAACGTAGCTCTCCGCGCTGTGCAAGAAATCCTAGATCGTGATGGTCAGTTAGCTAAAGTATCCAAGTCTTCTGTCGAGCTTAAGACTCCAGAATCTATGGATGAGGCTAATAGAACTGCCACTTCGATTATGGATATTCTCCGGCCACTCCAGTTAGCAAACCCAAACACAATTCAATCTGATCCCTCCGGAGCCGTAGCTCCCGGATTTACTGTGTCTGCATCGCAAGCGAAAGAGCAGATTAATAGTATGAATGAAAAGATTAATGCTACTACGCTAGAAGAAATAGATACTGCGTCTTCTACGGTGCAGTAATGGCCTACAGTGTAGCCGACGTACAAGATATTATTGGCCTAGACGAAGCGAATCAGCTTCTAATGATGGAGCGGGATAAGATTTATACTCCGCGCTCCGTATGCAATAGCTTCCAAGTCATTCCTATACCAGATGGCACACCAGCCGCGCTCGCACGAAAGATACATCGAATCAATGGTCAAGGTTCGTTATTCTACTTTAGTACGGTTATTCTTCATAAGACGAAGTTTCAGCGCACAAAGGACTTGCATAAGAACCTCCACTATCAGATGTGTAAGGTAGTTGAGAAGGATGGACTTCAGGAAGTAATCGAGATACCGCGTGACCATTATAAAAGCAGCGTCTACAGCGAATGTCTCCCAATGTGGAGAGCACTCCCATTTATTGATTCAGACGAGACTATATTCAGGGCACTTGGTTATTCTGACGAGTATATCTTATGGATGCGCCGAGCGCATCGCCAAGATTATCGTTGGCTCCTCGTTTCAGAAGTTACTAAAAATGCAGCTAAACTCGGAACAAGAATAGCGAATCATTATGAATCTAATAGCGACTTCAAAGAGATTTATCCAGAGATTATTCCTGACAGTTCAAATACTTGGAATAATCTTAGTCTCACACATAAAAGAACTAAAGACGGTATGGGTCATGGTGAAGGAACATATGATTTCATTGGAGTCGGTGGCGCCTTACAATCAACTCACTACGACGGATGTATCCAGGATGATCTTGTCGGTCGTGCTGCATTTGAATCACCAAGTATCCTCGAAGATACAATTGAATACCACAAGCTCCTTGTTGGAGCTATGGACTCCGATACAGAGAATGGACTCCGCGAGAACGACGAAGTAGTAGTAGGTAACAGATGGGCTTACAATGATCTCAATTCCTATATCCGAGCTAATGAGGATTATTTTCTTTTCACTACGCATTCTGCTTTGGGTGGTTGTTGCCCTATACATCCATACGGCACTCCGATATTCCCGGAAGCTTTCTCCTTGGAGAAGCTCGAAAAGTTTAAGAAAAGGTTAGGTAATTATCTCTTTTCGTGTCAGTTCTTAAATGTACCGATTAATCCAGCAGAAGTTAAGTTTAAGAAGTCTGATCTTCGGTACTACGAACTAGTAGCGGATAATTCAGAAGTCCTTACAACGAAGAAACGAAGAGTAAAGATTCGGCACCATGTTCGAGATGGAGATGTGATTCCTGATGTATTCCCAAGAACACTCACGAGATATATGTGCGTCGATCCGAATCACAGCGGAAACGAGGGAAGATGTCGTCATGCAATTACTGTTACTGGGGTTCACGAGAATCCGCGCAGAGAATATTTGCTTGATGTGTGGGCAAAAGCCTGTGGAGTTGACGAGTTCATCGAAGTTATGTTCAACCTCGCCTTCGCGTGGAAGATTAATGAGATTCACCTAGAGACTATTGCTGCGCAAAAGTATCTCAAGTATCATTTGGAGTATAGAATAGATTTGTCTAAATATTCTACTAAAGATGTAGATACTTGGATACAGCATGTAAAGATAGTAGAACTCAAGACCCCAAAGACTAAGAACGCGAAGCAGATGCGTATTGATTCTCTCGGCCCAATTATCGAACGACATGAACTTTGGGTTAATTCACATGGCCAGAATGAGTTCATGGAGGAGTTAGAGACTTATCCTAATGGACAGCTTCGGGATGTGCTTGATACTCTCGGATACATGCCCGGAATTTGGAATTTCGACGGAGATACCGAAGATATAGAGGCTGAGATTCTTAAGCGAAAGCAAAGATATATTAGAAATACTTCTGTAAATAGAAATAATTAGTGGGGACTACAGTAGTGACAGAGCCTGATATATTTAATATTGCGCGAGGCCAAGACGTGCTTACTGAGAGAGTTGATAATCTTAAAGATGATCTCAATAGCAAACATAAGCAAAATCGTGATAGTATTCATGGGATTAATAACAGAATAGAGACTTTAACATCTGAAATTTGGATGCTAAAGATTAAGATAGTCGGTTATGCCTCTGGTGCTGGAGTTTTAACTGCGGTTTTGGTTAAAGTTATAGACCACTTGTGGAAGTCATAACGATGATTAAAGCTAATTTTATTTCTGTTTTATGCTTGGTTCAGTCGTTTGCACTAGCGATTTTCTTATTTTCTTGGTCGCGGAATGATCCATCTCTTAGGATTGCAGCTTTTGTATCTGTTTCAGGACTCATTAATACACTAACAGCAGTAGCTTCTACGCTTCTAACAGGGAAAGATTTAACTTATATCGGTGGTAAGCAGTCCTCCACCGTAACAACTACTTCAACACCAGAGACAACTACCGAAACAATAGCCACAAAGGGAACAGAAAGCCCAAAAGACCCAAAAGAGTAGGTAAAAAGGAGAAGCAAATGAGTGTAAAGAGTATTCTTTCAGATATTGGTCATGCAATTGAGAAAGTATTCACAGGTGCAGTCAAGGTGGCTCAAGTCGCAGAGCCATTTATTGACGTAGCTTTTCCAGGAGTTGCCAGTCTCTACAATGCCACAGTGAATGAGGTGGCAAATGCTGAGGTTATTTCAATCGCTGCCAATGCGCAGACAGGATCGGGAGCACAGAAGTTGGCTATTGCGGTAGCGAATATCACTCCGACATTCTTGACTTATGCAAAACAGAATGGTATTAACGTAAGTCCGACTGTGGTTACTAATTGGGTAACTGCTGTGGTGGCTACGCTGAATAATATTCCTGTTCCTAACGCGCCAGTTGCTCCTGTTGCTGTTCCTACAGCAGCACCCGCTCCTGCTCCACAGGTTTAATATAGAGAAGGGTACTTCAACAAATAGATGTAATAGCCAAGTTCTTAGAACTGGCCACATCTCCAACAACTATTGAAGTACCCTTCCTCTAACTATAATAAGAAAGGAAATACATGGAAAAATGGAAAGACTTTTCTCATACTTTGAGAAAGTCAATCGTAAACTGTCAATGGTGCGGCATACATAAATTTGAGCATCCTTTAGGTTATCTTGAATGTCACCATCTAGGTTCCAGAGGATTTAAAAGAAGTAGAAATCCAGATTATGTTTTATGCCCACTTAATATTATCGTAGTATGCCAAGACTGTCATAAACTGCTCGAACCTTTCGCTAAGATTAAGGTACAACTAATCTTAACAGATGATTTTGGAAAAGAAATAAAAGAAGTAGAATGCTGCGGTAAAGGTTCAGCTTGTAGAAGAATGTTTAAGTAATGGAGCTTTAGGTGCCCAAAGCAATAATCAAGCAGGTCGAGTTCGGTTCCGACGCTGAGAAAGAGATGTGGACTTACGTCCGCAATAACGTCGAATACTGGCTCGCGCGCACTCGTAATTTTAGAGAAACAACTTTGAAGAAGTATGCACGTCTTTACAAAGGAACTCCTTTAAACGAGGTAAAGAATACTCCCTGGCCGAATGCAGCCAATAACGTAATTCAAGTAATTGCCACAGCCACAGATCAGCTTCTATCCCGCGTCATGGGCATTTACATGACTGACCCGCTTTGGGCATTTAAGATTTGTGGCGAACTTAAGGATCAAGATACAGAAGAACAGCGGCAAATACTAGAAGAATTCATGCAGGATCAAGCTATCTCAAGTGCAGAACTTGATCTTTACCGCGCCGAACAAGTTTGGTTCTCCTCTACAATTAGAAATGGCTCTGGCATTCTAGAATTCCCGTGGCAATACTTAGTAGAACAAGAGATGGTTTCTATGGAAGGAGTTGGTGGGAATAATATTTCCAACTTCAAAGACTTTATTCGTCGTGATGGGCCGAAGCCAGAAACAGTTCCGATGAATAAATTTGTAACTGATATGAATTTCAGCCGGCTTGAGGATTCAAATTTTAAATTCAAGATTGTATCTCTTTCTAAGTTCCAGCTTGAGGAACGGAAAGAACTTTCAGTTTATGATTCTGCTAAGATTGATAAGATTTTAGCTTCTACGCCGGATAGAACTGGCCCAGACATTCTGCAACAGCACATGCTGTCCACACAGGGAATTAATGAAGATGTTCCTGCCGCTGGACAATGTGGAGCACAGTGGGATTTGATTGAGTGTTGGTATCATTATTGGCATAATGGTAAAAAGTATTCTCTAGTAGCGCATTTGCATATTAAATCTCAAACTGATCTTCTTGCTTTTTATAATTACTACCCCGAAAACATAGTTCCATACGAGGATGCGCGTCTCGCTTATGACGACGATCAATGGCTCGGTTACGGATTTGCGGAAATGCTCTGTGGATACCAAGATGAAATCTCAGTCGGGCATAACCAACGCACAGATGCAGGCACACTTAATAACACGACGGCGTTTCGTATCAATAAAAACAGTAAACTTCATTCCACTCTCACATTCTATCCTGGGATACTCATACCGGCAGATGCTG